GCCGTTGGCCAGCAGTTGGCGGCCTACCGTCTCGAAGTATCCACCCATATCAATTACCAAAATCGTTGGCGGCGTTTACGTCCAGAAGATCCACAAGGCGGGGATTAATTAGTTGCTTGCGGGGGATACCAAATAAATGTTCAATCTCTGCCGCCCGGGCCAGCGGCACCCAACCGCGGCGCAGCCATTTGCTCACCGCCTGCTGTGTTACGCCTAGGCTAGAGGCCAGATTACTTTGGTTGCCGGCAGCCGCAACGACTGCCTCCACCGGATTGGAACCGCTCATGCGACCACCTCATAAGTTGTTTATTTAACAACTAAATGATAGTGCAAATGATGTAAGTTGTACAACCTATATTGTAAAACTATTGGAAACATCATACTTGCGGGCGTAGCATTACAATCTTGCGGTTGTATGTTCTTTAAATAATTGGGAGCCACGAGTGGACGATCAATATAAACAATTCCCGGCTGCGCTCACTGCCGCACGCGAAGCCGCCGGGTTAACGCAAAAAGAGCTCGCGGACAGGGTAGGGAAAACACAGCAAGCGGTGGCCAAATGGGAAAACGGGGAGAGCAACCCCACGCGCCGTTCTATGGGTAAGCTCATTGCCGTGTTGCCGGAGCTGGAGAAATTGGGCTTACCAACGCTTCGGGAACAAAAAGATAGAGTAGGGGAAATATACGGCAACGACTTGGTAAGCGAGCCTGACACTAAACCTTACGGCCCTTTGCCCAGGGCCTTTTATTCAATGCTATTGAGAAGTTTAGAGGATCAACTGCCTGAAGACTTACAACAGTATTTGTCTAAATCCCGAGCGGATTTTGATTACCAATCACCCAACGCAGTCATAGAAATTTCAGCCCCGGTCGGCACACTGCACCCCTTCGCTTTGACTCAGCGGCTGTGGCGGTTGTCAACGGCTCGAATCAAAAACAATGACAAGCGAGGTTACTACTTGCTGCTGTTAAATTCCGAAACTAAAAACGACTACCGACAGCAAATGGTAGTGGCCCGGTATATCTCAGAAGCAAACATGCACGGTATAACGCTATTGGTAGTTAACGATGCAAAACAAGCGGTTGAAATGATAAAAGCGATTGAATCGGGGGTCGTACAAGAGGAATTAACAACTTTTGAAAATTTTTATGAAGACGGAGACCCGCATGAATAAAGACTTCGCAGCCTAATAGCCGCCTAGTGCGGCTATTTTTTCGCCTAATTTAACAACTTATGGGTTGATTTTTAAATTTCACTACTTCATAATTCAACTTAACAACTTTTAAGTTGATAATAAAACAACCGAAGGAGTGGGTTATGTCAGCCATCCCCGTAGTACCTGGTTTCATGTACCAGGTGAGGTTTCAAGGGCAATTGCACATCGTTTTCGCAACCAATCCAGTCGATGCCCTTTGCATCGTCCTTGAACAGTTGGGTGCGGTATGAGCACGTACAAACCTCACACACAAGGGCGCAAGGACGCACGCCAAGGCAAGCCGCGCTACCAGCACGCAAGCCGCTGGAATCAGGAGCAGTACGACCGCGCCTACGACGAAGAAATGGCGCAACAAGATCGGGAAGAAGCACGGCGACCTGAGCCAAGGCTTACCGAACTAGAGGAACAAATGCTGGAAGCGCTACAGGCTGTTCTATCTGTAGCTGACCGCCAGACATATGAGTTCGACTTGGCCCGCGCTGCCATTGCTAAGGCGACTGGAGGCCAGCTATGAACCTGCGAATCCTATCTAACAACGAGTTTCTTCGTTACGCCTCCAACGAAATCGACGACCTGACAAGCAGCGAGATTGAGCGCGAACTATTGCGCCGAATGGAAGCCACCGACACCGAACTGTTCGAAGCCGCCAGCGAAGCCGAGTTCACCGCCGACCAGCTGACCAACCTGAGCCAGGCCATGGAAGGCTTCACCCCCGAGGAAGTCACCGAACTGCTGGGCGTCATGCTCGAAAACAACATCGACGTAAAGCCGCTTGTCGCCACGCTCAAGGTGCTGGACACCGCAGGCATTACCGAAGTCGACGAACTGAAAGAAGCGCTTGAGTTCGCCGCCAAATTCCAAGCCATCGCCAACGACGCTGGCGACGTATTCACCCGACTTACCACCCTTATTTCTGAAACCCAGGAGGACTAACCATGTTTCCAATGACCGTAACCGTACACAACAACGCCCAACTGAACGCCATCTTGGCCGCCATGGGTGGCGTTAGTGAAGCGACCCAAGTCACCGCTGCGGAAGTAAAAGCTCACCGCGACGAAAATCAAACCACCATGAAGGACGCTAAAGAAGCAGTCCAGAAAGAAAAAGCTGAGAAGGCGTCCAAAACTGACCCAAAGCCCGACGCGGCCCCATTATCGGAGCCGACCCCGACTGCGTCCGACAACTCGGCGAGTTCCTCGACCGAATCCGAGGCAGCTAGCAATACCAAAGCCGCTACCTATGAGGATGCCAAGAAAGCCATTCTGGCTCTATCCAAGGAAAAGGGGCGTCAGGCTTCGGTTGACGCACTCGCACGGTTTGGTGCTGAAAAACTGCCCGATCTTCCCCAGGAGCGGTACGCCGATCTCGTAAAGCTCGTGAACGAAGTAATAGCCGGCGCGGAGGTTTAGCCATGTCTGAACACGCACGACTGTCCCCCTCGGGGGCGCACCGGTGGGCTAGATGCCCCGGCAGTCTGGCCATGGAAGCGCAATACCCCGATACGTCCAGCGAGTTTGCCGACGAGGGTACCGCAGCGCATGAGCTGGCTGCAATGGCGCTGACTGAAGGCAACGACGCTGCAGCGTATAAAGGCCGCCGCATTGCGGTTGGCCACCGCACGTTCGAAGTTAACGACGAAATGATCGACGCCGTGCAGACCTATATGGATGCTGTCAAAGCCGCGGCGCAAGGCCACGAACTGCTAGTTGAACAGCGCGTGGAGTTTAGCCAGTACGTCGGCTTCCCCGATCAGTTCGGTACAAGCGACTCCGTGATTTTGGCCACCGACGAAATCCAGGTCCACGACCTTAAGTATGGCAAAGGCGTTGTGGTATCGGCCGTTAACAACGAGCAGTTGCGTTTGTATGCCTTGGGCGCCCTGAACGAGTTCGGCATGCTTGGCGACTTCAAGAAAGTGCGCATGGTCATCCACATGCCGCGCCTTAACTATGTATCCGAAGAAGTCATTACGGTCGATGAACTACTGGAATTTGCCCAGTACATCAAGGCGCGTGCCGGGTTGGCCATGGCCTGCCTGGAAACAGGTGAAGTCAGGCAAGAAGACCTGGTACCAGGCCAAAAGCAGTGCCGGTTCTGTAGCCACAAACCTAATTGCAAGGAACTTGCACAGTTCAGCCTGAACACGGTCGCCGACGACTTTGTGGATTTGACCGGCGATATCGGCACTCAGTTGGGTGGCGCAATGGAGCGAATCACGGTTGCCGACAACCACCACATCGCAAGCCTGATGCCCCACCTGGAAATGATCGAATCCTGGTGCAAGGCGGTGCGCGGACGCGCCGAGTCTGAACTACTGGCTGGAAACGAAGTGCCTGGTTACAAGCTCGTTCAGGGGAAGAAGGGCAACCGGGCATGGGCCAACGACGAGGAAGCTGAAATCACGCTCAAGGCCATGCGTCTTAAGGCCGAGCAAATGTACGACTTCAAGCTGATTAGCCCGACCACTGCCGAGAAGCTGCACAAATCAGGGGCAATTGGTCCACGCCAGTGGCCCAAGCTGCAGTCGATCATTACCCAGTCTGAAGGCAATCCATCGGTTGCGCCCGAATCCGATAAGCGCCCGGCCCTGGTTATCCAAGCCACTGCCGACGAGTTCGACGATGTATCCGCTCACGAATCTGCGGAAGACCTCGTATGAAAAAGCAATCGCCTTCGCTCCCCGTCGCCCAGGTTCTACCGGCCCAAGTCCGTAAGGAACTGGCTCAGGCCGCTGCCACGGTCAACACCCGGTCGGATCCTCGGGCGCGGCAGAAGGCGATTGAAGAAGTTACCCAACGCGCAAAGCTGTACCACCCCCACCTTTTCAAACACACGGAGTTTTAACCATGAGAATCCAACTTAAAAATGTACGTGCGGCATTTCTTAACGCACTATTCGAAGCCAAAACCGTTAATGGTGAAGGCAAACCCGCTTTTTCAGCCACTTTCTTGCTCAGTCCCGACGATCCCCAGGTCAAAACGATTAACGCGGCAATCGAGTCCGTCGCCAAAGAAAAATGGGGCGCCAAGGCCGAAGCGATCCTCAAGCAAATGCGTGCCCAGGACAAGCTGTGCTTGCACGACGGTGATCTGAAAGCTACCTACGAGGGCTTCCCCGGCATGTTGTATGTGTCCAGCCGCAGCAACACCCGCCCCCTGGTGATCGACACCGACAAAAGCCCCCTGACCGAGTCGGACGGTCGGCCCTACTCGGGATGTTACGTCAACGCCAGCCTGGAGCTTTGGGCGCAGGACAACAACTACGGCAAGCGTGTTAATGCGCAGCTTCGTGGTGTCCAGTTCTACAAAGACGGTGACGCATTCGCAGGCGGCGGTGCGGCCAGCGAAGACGAGTTCGACGACGTTTCGGA